CCTTCACCGGCTGATTTAAATAAAGAACCGATTCCTTGACCAGATTGACCGCCCTTAAGACCAGCCCCCTGACCCACACTCCCGAGCATATAACCAGTTGCTGCGTGTTTCGCGGCTTGTTTTATATCTCCTCCATATTTTACCGTTGACCCAAGAGCACCACCGATTGCTGCTCCTAAAGCTGCAGACCCTCCTGGTCCACCGTATATAAAGCCCACAATCTTACCGATTTCAGGAGCTACTTTTTTGAGGAATTTACCAATCTTTTTGAAAAAACCAAACTCCGGCACACCTGTGAGCGGATTAATTGAATTTTCAAAATGGCCTACTTGATATTGATTAGGGTTGAGCTCGTGTCTCTCAAAGGCGTCAAACAACTGTCTTTTTAAGACAGGATCATCCGCTATAGGTCGAGGAAGAACCATCTCTCCCGGAGTGAGATGTCCTATTGTTGTGTCCCCATAACGACCATGCATAGCTAATGCATAGCGAGCATCAGCTAATTCTTCTAGACTTTGTAATCCTTGGGTATTTTGCATGAATTTATCTAAGTCCCTTGATTAAATAATAGTTTATTTGAACAATGATGTATATTCTTTATGATCATAAAGTTATGGTTGTTGCACCGGCTAACTTAACGGAGACCTCTCCTACAGAACCCGTTGCAGAAAGCCCATGATCACTTTGAGGAGTAGAAAGTGTTAACCAATAACTCCCACTCCATACTTCTAGCGACTCATTATTTGTATTCCAAACTAAACTCCCCGGATTAAACTGTAGTTTTGCTTTTTCAGTGTCTTCTATTTGACGTATATTGTCTGGGTCGAATTCACCTAAGTTTATTTCTAATATTCTTACTAGACGATTATACGTGTCTGAACTAACTACCCCGTCTATCTCTTGGGGTAGTTGTGTAACTAATAGCCTACTCATCGTCTGCCATCAGGTTTTATATCTAAACGAGTGGCTCCTAGCCGCCAGCCTGTGGATGTATTCGCATTTACATCATCATCGTCAGATTCTAACCGAACCGCCGCTTGGCGTGCTCTTGCCCTTACATAAGCCTGTTGTGTTGTACTTGTTATAACGGATGTGCTGTTTGTTGCTAAACTATCTCCCGGGAAATTACGGGTCTTCAATACAAAATTAACCTGTCCTTCGCTACTGTTATCTAAAAACCTGATATCGGGGATGATTCTACTAATAAAGGAAAATTGCTCCCCTTCCCCTATATCAAAGTCACTAGACTCTATATAAACATTAGTCATAGGACTCCCATCGGCGTCGTACCCTGTTTCTTGTTCATATAGGTAGGAATCTGTTGTTGCTCTTGGGTAGGGTTCTACTCCCGCATCCAACCAAGCATGTCTTGTTAGTTCTCCATAGGACCAAACATTTTCTGCATAATTATAGACAATATATCTGTCTATTTCGATAGCACTACTGGAAGGATAGAACCACCCGACTTCATCAAACTGAGAGTTGGTAAAAGCATGAACTTTATAGGCTTGAGAAACATTAAAATTATCAAATACATAGCTCAAAATTGTACATGGAACTTTTTTAATGGCTCCTGTATAAGAATAGAAATTATTATACCCCATCCAATAAACACCATTTGGAGCAGTTACCGCTGCTTTAGGAGCCATCAATCCTGTATTTTCATTAATCAAATTTATACCAAAGGTATAAGGAGGACCAATAAATTGCATACTGTAGAGGGCCGTGTCTGTCCAAATTAAAATTTCCTGTCTTGCTTTCACCGCACCTATAATTTCACTACCGGAAGATAAACGTAATGACCCAGCTGTATTAGTGCTTTTTGGTTCAAATTCAAGTTCATTTTCCTGATCACTAAACGCTATAAGCATAGGGTCACTTGAACCGGTGCGCGAAGAATCTTCTATAGGATCTGCTCCTAAAACAATTAGATGTCTATCTTTTTCTGAAGTAATTACCTGTAGACCAATTGTGGGTACTAGATTTGCACCACTTACCCCAGATAATTCGGCGGCTCTTACTGAGGTACCACTATTTTCTACCCATCTATAAACCCCTCCACCACGAGGATTGATGATCAAATTTTCTCCAAAATGATCATGTGTCCAAAGTCTTAACTGATTACTAGCAGAAAGAGTTTTAGTACTTCCCCATGTACCCGCGCCCCAAGTTCCTGATCCCCAACCGGTAGACGCAATAAATACATCCAAACCAACATTAATTTGATAAGCCCCCACAACAGAACCGCCACCGTTACCGCTGTCACTGCTATTAGCGGTAACTGTATTTCCAGATGTATCTTTTGCCTCTACGGTATAACTATTTGTATTGACTATGGTTGCTATTTGATATTCTTGATTCAACACGGCAGCTGTAATTAAGCCGCCTAAAGTAGCCGCACCGCTAAAAGTCACAAAATCATTTGCCACAGCTCCGTGACTTGAATCTGTAACAGTAATTGTTGCATCACCATTACTAGCTGAGAAAGTTACATCCCCCGCAGAGGTAGTGCTGCGTAAAGGTGTAACATCATCAAAATTTGATCCTAATTTTACATAATACTTCCAAGTTGTACCCGCACCTAAATACTTGGTCCCTCCAAGGGAAACCCAAGCATGAAGAGCTCTCGCTTTTCCTAAAAAGGTGTCGAGTGTGTCTTTGGCCCAGCCTCCTATTTTTTGAGGTCTACCATTTTTAAAGCGGATAAGATTACCGTCAAACCAGCCTCCTTCATTATCATAGTCTGTCCCTTCTCTATTAATTCCGGGGCGAAATATAAATTTATTTAAAGGCATTGAATTACACCTTATACCAATCTTTACCTTCAAAAAGAAGAGATTCGGCCTCCCTTCTTCTCACTAAACCACCTAATACTTTACCGGCTGCTTTGTTCCAACGCTTCATTTCACTAGGAACTTTATTATATTCCCCTTGATTCAAGACTTTTAACATAGTAGAATTCTTTAAATTTGAAGGACCAAGGTTAAATGTCCAAGCTACTAACGCATCAAACTGATTTTGCTCTAAATCTACAGTAACTAACTTATCCACAAAGCCTTCGAACTCTTCTAGATCTTCAGTTAACATCTGATCAGCTTCTTCTTGCGTGCAAACATCCCCATCTGACACGTCTTTAGTATGCCCGTACCCGATAGTTGACACATCAGCACTACAACGATAGCTTTCTAACTCACAGCCTTCAAATTTTTTTATCAGAGCCTTACCTTCTTCGGAAGTTTCCATTATTCTTCCTTATTATCAGAATGTGAGGCACCAAAGTAAAAAGAAATGATTGCACTCGCCAACCCTCCGAGATACCCTAAAACTAGATTTATTAGAGCCTCTGAGTTTTGTTCAGGCGGCTGTAGAGTCACCAAAAAGATATACCCCATAAAACCGCCAACCGTAAACAAACCGATAAGTCTGGCGGTCCAATCTTTACTAAACTTGCTTCTAGCATCCTGAATATCCAGTGTTTCAAGCTTGAAAATATCAACGTCTAGTTCCTTCATCTGGAGTTCAAAAGTTTTCTCGGCCTTCTTTAATTCTAACAACTGCTCCGGGGTTGCCTGCTGTACTGCATTATCAATAGCCTTTGGATTATCTTCACATCCCAAAACATCGCATATAACCTTACTGGCCATACCGCCTAATGGGCCACCTAGAGCAGTTCCTAAACTCGGAGCTACTGCCCCAACTATACTTTTTAATAGATTTTTCATCGTTCCTCCACTGTATAGATTTCCAGAGACTTTTCTTTACCTTTTACTTTTATAGGCTCTAACAATTTTAGCTTAAAACTACAATAGTTTTTAGTATCTTTTCCTATAAGTATATCTTCTCCAACTTCTTTTGTTGCAGATTCTAGCCTTGCAGCTATGTTTACTGCATCTCCAATGGCGGTATAGTCAAATCTCATTTCACTTCCCATATTCCCGATAACCGCTTCTCCAGTATTGATTCCGATACCAATAGCCACTGGCGGTAATTTTCTTTGGGCGAGTTCTATATTTAGCTCCGACATATTTTTTAGAATATCTAGTGAACACTCAATAGCGACATGTGCGTGCTTATCTAAGTCTAATGGTGCATTAAAAATTGCCATCATTGCATCACCGATATACTTATCGACCATGCCGCCGTGTTTTTGCACAGCCTTTTGCTGCGCAGTCAAGGCTCTATTCATTATATATGTAACTTGCGCCGGGTCTAAAGACTCGGACATAGAGGTAAACCCTCTTACATCAGTGAATAGGTAAGTAGCAAGTCGCTTTTCGCCTCCGAGCTTTAGTAGCTCTGGGTTCTTCTGTAACTTTTTAACCTGCCTTGGATCAAGGTAGTGTTCAAATTGCTTTTTGATTTCCTGTCGTAGCTTATACTGTTCACGAAATCTCAGGTAGAAGGCGGCAGATGCAATAATGAATTCAGATATCAGAGCCCATGTTACATCTACCAGTAAACCCCTCTGAATTAAGGCAAGTCCTAAATATCCTACCCCTGTAAACAATAGACCGGTTAATGTTATTCCTAGCGTTATCCCTAAAGAATTGATCAAAACAACTGTCAAGATTGTGCCGGCAAAAAATATCAATACTTCTGCCGCCAACGCCCAATTCGGTATATAGGGGCTATTTTCTATCAAAATGCTTTCTGCTAAAGCCGCCTGTATTTTGTGCGGTTCAAGCAGCTTGTTGTTTGGTACTGCAATTTGAGGCATTATGCCCCTTGCCGTAAACCCTACAAAAACAAACTTATCTGCAACATCCATTTCGTATAAGTTTGTTTCTGGAGTATCTACATAACTAATCCATCTTCTACCCAATGAGTCTACAGATACCGGAGGAAGCCCCCGGACCCTGACTTCTTCTATTCCATTTTCACTTGTCCTTATAACGTAAGTATCTGCACCTGCTAGTATTTTTAGAACCTCAGTTCCATAAGCAGGAACCCATCCATCTGGAGTTCTCATCAATAGAGGAAGTCTTCTGACTAAATTATCTATATCAGTTCTAGCAACCGCTATCCCCTGACTGGAGCTTTCTTTCAGCGGGTCTATATTCTGTATGACGCCACTTGCCAGAATACCGCCAATATCTTCCCCTAAAATAACGGTGCCTGTTGTTTCGGGGTAGCTTCCGTTATCGTTCTCAAACATTGCGAGAACACTTGGCGACCCAGATAAAGCACTAGCAAATTCTGTATCTCCTCCAAACCTATCAGGTTGTGGAAAAGCTAGAACCCACCCTACGCCTATAGCTCCCTTCTCTAATAGCTCATTATGTATCTCTGCGAGTCTTTGCCGGCCAAAAGGATACCCCCCCTCTCTTTCTATATCTTCCTCATTAATAGAAAGTATTGAGAAATATCCAGAAGCTTGTTTTTCAGAAACTAGGGAATCAAAAGTCTTTAGTTTCAGTGTCTCTATAAAACTCAGGTTCCATACAAATGGAATACTTAATAATATAAGCAACCCACCAAGCTGAATATATCTAGTCACTCTGAGATATTGTGACTGTTTTATTACAATTAGTGACGCAGTTGTAACTTACTGTAATACTTTTATTGGTAATTCCGGATTGACTAGCAGTCACATCGTAGTCATCCGTATAGAAATTCAGCCTCATATAATGGTCGCCACTCCCAGTTTGCGTTATAGAAGCATCATTGTTATCCGCATAGCCGCTTGCATAGATTTTGGCGTAATGCTCCCCGCTACCTGACTGATCTATACTAAAATCAGAATAATTGCCAAAAGCCCTTATCTCGGCTTCCTTGTCATCACCATCTTGAGAAATACTATAAACATTCCCATCTCCCTGCATATAGATTTCTCCGTCATTATTGTCACCGTTTTGCACAACATCCATATCATTTAAATCATCATCGGCATCAATGTATCCAAAATTATCATTGCCTGTTTGTTCTATTTTGTATTCGTTTCCTGTATGTAAAGTTACTTGACTATACGCTCTTGCAATATTACTTGTACCATTTTGATCTATATCAATTTCTGCATTATTACAATTATGCGTTGTATAGTTTCCTTCAGATAATCCGCACCAAACTCTTGCCGTATTAGACGTCCCTATCTGGTCTATATGTATTAATGACGAACTACCCTTGGTCCGCACTTCTACGGAATTGTCTGATGCATATATCAACTGAGAAATCAGTAAAAAACTAATCAGACTGATTGATGATGATCTCACTGTCTCCTCCACCGTTAATCACAATATTTAACTGCTTTCCTGCAGAAAGTATTTGCAGGTTATAGGCATTATTCTTGTCTAACTCCAGATCAATAGTGTTTTCAACCTGCCGGAAAAACGCAAGGATCTCTCCTTCTACAAAGCTGTACATCTGTGCATCTTGGTCGAATCCCGGAATAATTCCCTCTATCTGAACTCCATCCAGTTCGCCTTCTTCAGCTTGATCTTTTTTCCCTGCGGAAATTTCCTCCATCATTTCAAGCAAGTCTTGTAAAAAATCTACAGATAAAAAGTCGACATCTAACCGCGTTATTTCATCTTGTAGCTCGTCTTCCGAAAGTCCGTCATCGTCGTCGAGGTCGTTTTCCTCAAGAAAGTCTACATCTAGCACGTTACTTGCACTTTGGCCTTGCTCATCAATAGCTTGTTGAACTTCTTCTGGAGGACTTACGATAAGAAGATTATCTATAAAGGCTAATGACATGTTAGTTAATTGCACGGCTTGTGTTGGTGGGCTTTCGGCAACGCTTACCATTGTTGCCTGATATGGCTGGTTTAGTACCTCGACGCCTGCCATAGTTTCAACTGTAATTTCTCCAGATGAATTTCCAGCAGCGTCTGGCAGAAGGATTACCAAGGAGCGTCCTAGCTCATCAACTGTGGTCGTAAAATCAGTGCCTCTAATAAATATTGAGGCACTTGGGGTAGAGATAGAGACACGGGATTTATTGATCTTGCCCAAAGCCCCGGTAATAAATCTCGCTGTCCCTGAAGCCATGTTAAGAGCGAGCTTGCCTTTATCGGGGTCAGGGTCATAGATATATTCATCAATAACAATTTTAGAATGCTCAGTAAGCCGAATAATGCTAGAGTCTAGGAACTCTATGCCGATTCGCCCGTTCCCTGTGCGCACATCGTCATAGCTCAAGATACCGAGCTCAGCTTCTGCCGGCAAACTAGCCTGCTGATTCTCCCGTAAAACCTCTCCATTGCCCCTTAATTCAGAGATTCTGCCTATCTGCGAATACGCAGAATTACAAAAAAATACCAAACAAATCAACAGCCAGAGGTGCATTGGTCTATATCAATAGTGGCGTTACTCGTAGTCGATGTTATGACCACTACTCCAGAAACGCTACCTGTACTATTCGTTTGATCTATATCGATATTGTTCGTATTTCCAGTTATTGAGGCTGTAATTTCGTGATCGGCATTTCCGGTCTGGGTTGTATCGATATCATTTGAATCGCCATCAACCGTCCAATTATTAATACATCCAACCACTTCACAAGTAGCATTAATATTATTTGATGTTCCGGTAATGGTTATATCCTGATTTCCCGCAGTCGCCGTTGCTGCTGCCCCCTGAGTAAAAACAACTACGTTGGAGTCTCCAGTTTCGGTCAAGTCGAAATCTGTATTAGCAACATCGCCTGTCGCCCCAAGCGCAAGAGTAGTAGCATTGCTATCGCCAGTGCTTGTTACAGTAAACGAGGTGCTATTTCCCTGAGCTATCGATGCTGCCAGCGTATTTGAGTCGCCCACTTGATCTACATCTACAGTCATGCTTGTGCCAGTAAACGTCGCTCTCGTTTGAGATGTACCTACAACATTGCTATCGCCTATCTGGTCGATTGTTAGCGTTAGCCCGGTCCCTGACTGAGTTATG